TACTCTAAAATATATATAGTTGTATATTATAAGGGTGATATGATATATTTATAATGTATTTGAGTTTAAAAGGAGGTAATATATCATGAATAGAATTATTGAATCGTTAGGCATTTTAACAACGTCTCTTGCAGAGACAACAGTAGAGCGTTTGGAGGATCGCTTTAAGATAAACTCCTCTCATTCGTATAATGATAGCTACTTCCAATATGATGTATGCTATTATACATTTGTGAATGGTGAAGTGGATTTAGAGGGCAATATCCTAAGCGGTACACGTCGTAGTGGGGCAGACTTCTGGAATGGTGGTGGAGAGTCAGAAGAAGTAATTCTTCATTATGGAGACCTAGATTTTGAGGATGGATCTGGTAAAGATGTTATAATTAAAAATGAAAAACTTATCCTGGATATGAAACCAGGTGATGTATTGAAGTTTGATCATAATGGAGATATCTATAAAGAGCCAGTGATCAATAACGGTAGAGTCGGTTTAAGAAAGGAGTAATATGTAATGAAAATAACACAGTATATTGAAGGATATGATCCGGTGATGTTAAAGAATATACTATTCTGCTTTAAGCATGAGATCTTCATGAAATCATTTCCTTATGATGATACTAAAGTAAGCAGTCTAAGAAGTGATGCTAGACGCGTTCTAAAGTGGGAGGAAATGTACGATAAACCATTCGAAGATATTACATTAGCTGATACCTTTAAGTATGAAAAAATTAAATACACCTCATTCTGTCGGAATATTTATATTAGATACTTCAATATAAAGCTTATTGAAGAGATAATTGAAGTATCGACCTATCATGTATCAGATATAATACGTAAGTATGGGTGTAGTGTAACAAAAGCAAGATCATTAACATTCTTCAAGTATGATGATTCGAAGTATACTAAGAGATATTCCAATGAAGAAAGTCAAATATATATTGCAATGAATAGATTGGATAAGAATCCAAAAAGATCATTGGATTTCAATCTAAAGTGCATTAAACTCATTGGGGAATCTGATAACCCACTTGATGATATTAAGAATCTATACCGAGAAAATGGTCTTAGAATTGGAGACTATACCATCAATAAGATAAAGACCGCAATAAATCCTAAGAGATTTTATAAATCTTATATAACTCAAGTTAATAGAATGATTGATACTGGTAAAATAAAATATAAAGGAAATTTATATAATTATGATCCAGCATGTAGAAATATTATGTTTTTCTATTATCTACTTAGATTGGCAGTTAAAAATGATATCCCTGGAAGAAGATGGGATAGGAAATTAGGAGTAGTGAAAACTGATGAGTGAAAATTATAGATTTGATCATATACCAGAAGTGGTATTAAGAAACGTTAAGTTTATTCGTGAGAATAATATTGATATTGGAACTGGAGACGATGTACTGGATTGCATGATGGAAATAAATCCAATATTAAGACAAAGAATTTACGATGACTATGATTTGGCTAAAGATGTAGCTGAACGTAGATTCCGTAGTACTATTGAAGAATTAGATTTAGCTACGGTTCTTCAAAAATGTACCACTCGTCCATATATTGCTATCTTAAACAATATCTTCTTTAGATACTTCAATAGTAAACTAATAGATGATATGTTTAAACTAGGTGAGTCTACAAAAGTATTAGACTTAGCTATTGAGTATGAATGTGAATACTATACTATAAATAGTGCTAAGACTAACATTCGTAGATATATGCAACAAGCATATTTTGATAAGTATGCAGCTGACTCTAATATTATCAGTAGCCATAGAGTATTGAATGACCCACAAGTGAATGCAGTAAAATCTGCTGAATTCACCTACGATCTATTCACTGCAGCAAGAAGTGAAAAATTCAATCCTGAGATGGTAAGAGACATCTTCTTAAAGTATGGATTGAAAACTAATTCTTCTAGAAATCTATATACTAGAATGAATAATAATCTAAGCTTGTATTACTATATGGAAGACTACTTAACAGAATACATGCTTAAAGGTAGCTTCACATATGGATCTCAAGTTTATAGCACTATTAAAGAATTTAAGTGCTTACCGCTTATGAATGTATTGACTCAATTAACTAGACCTAATCCGTCTGGTTATGTTTTAGACTCCAATTTAGAATTGGTGAAAGGATAAGATAATTATGATTACAATTGAATTAGTAAATAAAGTTAAAGAAGCATTTGCAAAATACAATTCCGATTTAGAGCTTACATATCAAGACTTTAAAGAAAGATTGTCTGCTAAAGAGGTTTATGATATATGCATTGGCAAAGCAGAAGTAAGCGATGAGCTTCCTAAAGAAGATTTAGTAGGTAATAGACTAAATCCATTCTTATATAGAAAGGATGATGAGCTATCTGAACAATTGACATTTGTTAAACGTAATGATGAATTTACTATCAAGTCTGGGGTAGATAACCCAATTACTGAAGAGGTAGTTGAAAAGAAATCAGAACCTGTAAATATGATAGATACAGTAAAAGAATCCTCTAGCCTAAACTATGAATCTGTAGGGTTTGCTATTGGTTTCAAAAATGCATCAGCTGAAGAATTATTAGAAATGGCTAATGGTAATGCATTAAGACTAATCCCTGCATTACAATGGCTCTATGTGCAAACTAATGAAGATGGATTACGAAATCGTATTAAAGAATTAACATTGGGTGTACTTTTCAAATAATAGCTTAACAACGTAGTAATCATGGAGGTGAAGTTATGAACCCGTTATCTTTAGCAGTAGCTGCAGCTAAAACCATCTGGAGTTATAAAGAAGCTGCAATTATTATAGCAACTGGAATTGCTGCAAAATGTGTATTAGACTCTAAAACATTAGATAATTTATCTAGTAGAGGTATTGAAAAGAAAGAATCTGATCATAAAACTGAAACTGAGTCAATTGAAGATGTAGCCATTAACTCACTTAAAGAATCTTCTAAGAAAGATAAAGTTAAAGACTTAGCTAAATTAGTGTCTGAGGCTAAAGGAGCTATTAATGCTACAAGCTCAGTAAAACAAACTAAAGTTGTACTAGAGGCATTTAGCAATGCTTTAGAAAAGAAAAAGAAAGAAGAGAACTAATGGATGTAGGCAGCAAACTTAAAGCACTAATTCCCAATAGCCAGTTTGCTGCTGGTAAGAAGGAGTTAGTGCTACGTTGCCCTTACTGTGGGCATACATCTTCCGCTGGGAAGAAACACATGTATATAGGCTTATCGAAAGATAAGCCTTACATGTTTAACTGCTTTAAATGTGAAGCAGGCGGATTAGTAAATAGAGTCTTCTTAGATCTATTGAATATACATGATCAAGAGCTAATCCAATATATTGAATTGCACAATAAAGCTATGCGTAAAGCTAGAGGCAATCATTATTCTGCAAATCATATTAAACAACCTCAAGTAGCATATGATGCATTTGAAGTAAACTATGATGTATATCCCGATAAGGTTAAATATATCAATGGACGTCTAGGTAGTAATCTGTCAGTATCAGAAATGATGAATATGAAGATTATCTTCGATTTTTCTTTTTTTAAACGACAGATTATGAGCTATCTGGGAGCTACAGAATCTGATTTTGAAAGAATTCAGAGGGACTATGTAGGGTTCCTCTCTGTTAATAATACATCGCTTTCTATGCGCTGTATTAGAGAAGTAGATAGTAAATATAGATATCTAATCTGTAAGTTAGATGATAGAGATATCTATAACAAAGCATTCTGTATACCATCGGTTATACCATATACATCTGAAAGAATACCAGTATATATCACAGAAGGTCAATTTGATATCCTATCGATATATACTAATATCACTAAGGGATCAACTGGTATATACTTTGCTGCTGCAGGGAATAAGTATTCAGCTATCTTAAGATATATCTTATCTAGGGGTATAATGAATATGGATATCCATCTATATTTTGATAATGACTCTGCTGGTGATATAGCTAAAAGACAAATTGAATACTTCATAAAGAATAATATCATCTTCTTTAGAGGATGCCAAGTATTCACTCATGTGAATAAAAAAGATAAAGACTTTGGTGTTCCATTAGAGAAGATAGATGACTATTGTATCAAAATATTATAGTGGTATGGGCTTAGAAGTCCATACCGCTTTATTTTTTTGTCTTAAACATCACATTAATAAAGGAGGTCAGCTATGGGTAAATTCCTAGATACAACATATACCGCAACGATAAACTCCATTCTAGACTCAGAAGTCAAACGACTGGATAATACGTTTTATACTTTTACAGATAAAGCTCCAACGACATGTACTTACTACAATCTAAATACTAGTCATAGTACACTAGATGAAGCTTCAAATCTTGCATATAGCTATACTGATGGAGATTCTCCATTAAGATACAATAGAATTAAGGATACTGTACTATATGGTATAGATAGAATCCAAGTACAATTAGAGGCTGGTGACTTTGGTATAGAATCCGATAGCATCGAAGGTGATGCTTATATTATTCCAAATGCATTTAAGCCATATCCACAAGATTACTTTATAATCAATCATACTAATGAAGAGTATCTCTTCAAAGTAACTAATGTATCATTAGATACATTACCTACTGGGGCTAATATGTATAAGATCTCTTATAAGTTAAGCTCCCATGATGGTGATAATACTGATATTGATGCTTTAGTAGTAGAATCCTATACAATGGATACTACTAATATTGGTACTAACTTATCGTTAGTCATTAAAGATGATGACTATTCATATATCGCTAAGCTAGAGCAAATCTGTACTGATATGATGACTTACTATAGAAGTCTATTCTATAGTGATAAAGTACAGACTTTTATTTTTTCTTATGATGATCATAACTTCTATGATAGCTATATGGTAGAGTTCATTAAGCGTAATGATCTAATGAATACTGGAGAGTTACCATTCTTACAAGTATCCCATCAGTTAGCTACTAAGTCTACATTTGCATTAGACTACTCTAGATCTTTCTTCCATTCATTGGAACGAAAAGATATTGGTACAATCTGTAATCCATCTTGTTATGGTATGAAGATTGAAGATAAGACTTCTATTATGTATTATAACTTAGAAGACTACTATTATATCTTCCATGAATATCGTATGGGTGATTATTGGCAAGTACCATCTATTGACGATGATACAGTTATGCGTATCAGAGACAATGAACGATATGAAACAGATGACTTATACTACTTTAAGAATATAGTTATCGACTACTTTAATAATAATACTGATAAGATGAATAGATATGAGGAATTCTTAATCAAACACCTAGAAGACTTCAACTATTCTATCCCTGCAAACGTGATATTTTACTACGTTCCTGTGATTATATACATTCTACAGGACCAAATTAAAACTATATTAAAAAATGTATCACGTTAACATATCAGTAATCTTAATGGAGGTACTGAAATGAACAGTGAACTCGATCAATATTTTAAAGAGCAAATAGATGAGAAAGACTCATTCGACGTAATGGTCGATGAGAATGCTTTTCTTAACTCTTTGATCACTAAAAGAGATATCGTTGATGCCATTGAGAATGGTGATGACGATGATGAAATCATGGATGATGATGAGATAGCTTTATCTACATTATCCGATGAAGATTTAGATGAATTAGTGGGTGATGAAGAAGACTTCATTGATACCACTATAGATTAGTAATATTTTAAGGAGGATTTAGAATGGCTGAAGATAAAACTATCCATCAAGAGCTAGATGATGCAGCTGCTACTGTAGAAGATGTAGTTGCTGACTCCACAGCTAATGATAATGATATGGATAATACAATCGATAGCGTAGTTGATGCTATGGATGAAATCGAATTAGACGATGATGACGATAACAGTGACATCGATACAATCGCTGAGCTCGAAGATGAAGAAATCGATATCGAAGCTGACGATGAAGATGACGCTGCTGAATTAGAATTGCTTTCTGATATCGATAATAGTCATCAATCTGATAGCAAAGAATTAGCTGAAGAAATCGAAGATAATGTAGATTTGAAAGAAGCTTATGATCTTATCGATGATGAATTAATTGAATCTATTCAGGAGGCATATACTGATGACTACGAAGACTAAATTCGTTGACGTAACTTGCCGTCAACCAATCCGCTTACGCAACAAAATCGTTCGTGCAATCTATCATGAAAACTTGACTACTCAAGAAATCGCTGATTGTATCTCTCAACACGCTGTTGTTGAAGAAATTCTTCCTACAGGTGCTAAAGTTGTTTTAGACTTCACTAACTATGATAAATTTGAAGCTCCTAAAACAGAAACTAAACCAGCTCCTAAGAAAGAAGCTAAACCTGCTAAAGAAGAAGTAAAAGAAGAACAACCTAAAGAAGAAACTAAGCCAGCTAAAGAAGAAAAACCTGTAGTGGCTCCAGTTAAAGAAGAAGAAGTTGTAGAAGACGCTGATCAAAAAGTTGAAGAAGCGAAAAAAGCAACTAAAGAAAAAAAATAAAAAAAACAATTCTCCCATAGGGTCATTGGATCCTATGGGAGATAACTACCTATGCTTTTCTTTTTTTACCATAGATACGTACATGGATGTAGCTATGTAAGTAATGAGCATAGTTTCCTAGTAAGAATATGGACATTAGTTTTAAGAAGCTACCGAATAGTAATACAAACGTAGCAGTATTGATATTACCGGTATTCCATAAGACTACATTATATGCCCATCTTACCATAAATTGTGGATCAAATACTGATCCTAGAATAATAACCGACACTAGTAATAGTGTTAGATAGTAGACAACCAAGTTAGGTCTAAACTGTGTCTCTAATCTTTTCATTTCAGTTATTGTGAATAGCATATTGTACCTCCTGTGTGTAAAAACTATATCGCTATATCACGTTTATAATATATAATAGAGGTTTATTTTATGAGAATCTATTATCAAATGTCAACTAAGAATACTAGCTTCTTAAAGATGCATCAGTATTTGAAGGCTATTGGTATAAAGAATAATAAATTCATGCTTGCATTATTAGATCCTGATCTTGCAAGTATTGACCCACATGATCCTAACTTGAACTCCTATTATAAGGGGAAAGTGTTAGCTGAATGTATGGTTAACTTCTGGTACTTCGCTAGGGAAGTATGTAAAGTACCAGATCAAGGCGGTAGCGGTAAAGGTATTCCATTAGAGCTACATCGTGGCAATATGGCTTTATTCTTCTGCTCCATCTATAATATGAATATCTTCTTGGAGTTACCTCGTCAGCATGGTAAAACACTATCTGCAGACGTTAGATATCTCCACTTATTTAACTTTGGTACATCTAACTCTACTATTGCATTTATGCATAAGGCATTAGATGGTTCTAAAGATAACTTACAAACTCTTAAGAACTTACGTGAGTGTTTACCTCCATATTTACGTATGGATCAAACATTCTCTAGAGATGGTAAGAATGCTAAAGTATCCGATACAGTATTGCGTCTTGAGCATGCTGTTAATAGAAATAAGATTATCACTGTAGCATCTGCTCGTAATAAGACAGCTGCACAAAATACTCTTCGTGGTAAATCTATTCCATTACTATGGGGTGACGAATGGGGATTTGCACCATATAACGAAACAATCTATCTTAACACAGTTCCTGCATTTAAGAGAGCTGCTGATAATGCTAGAGCGAATGGTGCACCATATGGTATCTTATTCACTACAACCCCAGGCTTCTTAACAACCACTGAGGGTATCTTCGCATATCAAATGAAAGAAGATGCTGTACCATTCTCTGAAACTTGGTATGATAAGTCATATCAACAGATTATGGAAATAATGAACTCTAATACCAAATCTACTTTTGTATACATCAAGTTTAGCTATGCTCAACTTGGTAAGACCGAAGAATGGTTTAAAGAGATCTGTAAGACAATGAATAACCGTTGGGAAGACATCCGTCGTGAGGTACTTCTCGAATGGTCTCAAGGGTCTGATAACTCTCCATTTACTTTAGATGAATTAGAAACTGTATCTCGTTTAACTAAAGATCCAGATTCTGTCATTGAGGTATTAGGTGGTAAATTCCAAGTTAATCTATATGGTAAGATTGACTACGGTCGGAATGGATTACCAATAGATCCCCCAATAATTGGTGTCGACGTTTCAGGTGGTTATAGACGAGATAGTTCTGCAATCACTATTATTGATAGTAAGACTACTAAAGTTATTGGTACTTTTAAATGTAACTATATTAGCCAGATTGAATTAGCCAAGATTATAGTTGAGCTAGTTCAAAAGTATATGGGTAATGCTGTAATAAACGTCGAACGAAATGGTGTAAGAACGCACTGCATAGATAGAAATGTCTATGTATCAATAGGGTTAATTGCTTTGACAT